CTTTGCGGGCAAGCCAGTGGAGTTTGAGCGTCGGCTCCGGGAAGAAATCAACGACGAGGCGGTCGAGGCTTTGAAGCGGGAGTCGACCAAAAATTGGAAGTGGTGCCGGCAGGACCTGATCGAAAAAATCAATTACTACCGGGACGCGTTGAAGGAGTTAGAGGCATGAAAAAAATACTAGCGATGATCGTGATCGCGCTGCCAGGGTGCAGCTCTATTGCGATTTGCGGCGAGCGCACGTACGAGTTTGAGGTCCCGTCGACGATCCCTTTCGTGAGCGGCTCGTTTAAAATCAAGCGCTCCTCTGACCACGTCGACTGCTCCCTGGACCCGGATGAGCGTGGCATCAATGAGTAGCCACCTGGATTGTGCGCTTTTGAGCGCAAAGGTTTACAAGGAGTATTTCGCTCGGATTGCGGGCATTGAGGTGCTCGCGAGCGCCGACAAAAACATCATTGCCTTCGCCGGCACGGACATCACGCAGCCAATCGACGTGTTGCGCGACCTAAGAATATTACCGTTTTACAGTCCGCAGAACGGGCTCGTGCCGATCGGCTTCTTGGCCGCAGCGCGGCGACTCGGGTACGTGGTGCTGGACCACATTGCAGACAATGACCTGGAGTCGGTGACGTTGACGGGCCACTCGCTAGGCGGCGCCTGCGCCGCGATCACGGCCAGCCTGGTCAACCGTGAGAGCCCTGGCGACAACAAAATTCGTGAAGTTGTCACGTTCGGGTGCCCGCGCGTGGGCCGGCTGCGCGCCCTGGAGTGCCCAATAACGCAGTACAAGTTTGGTAATGACATTGTTACTAATTTGCCGCCGTGGCCGATGCCGCGACCAGGCAAGCTAACGCGGCTGGGCGACCAGTCAAAGTTTGGTGACTGGATTTCGGACCACTCGATGATGAACTACGTCGGAGCCCTGCGGTGAGCCCGCCGAAGCGTCTCGAGCCTGGCTCGCAGTACGAAGCGTTGGACCGCGACGGCGACGGCGAGGTGTCTGACGCCGAGATTGCGTTGCACGCGAAAGTCCAGGAGCTGCAGTTGCAGGCCGAGCGGTCGGAGGCGCAACGGACCATGTGCTGGTTCGCGCTCCTGGGGCTCCTCCTGTACCCCGCCGGCGTTATTGGCTCGGACTTGCTGGGCCTGGACCAGGCGGCTGAAATCCTTGGCTCGATGGCGTCGATTTATATGGTCAGTGTCGCCGGCATTATCTCAGTATTTTTCGGCAGCCAGGCAATTGTCCACAAGAACGGTAACGGCAAGTAATGTGGGTGATCCCGAACAACCACTCTCTGTCCTCTCGCTTTGCACTGGCTATGGTGGAATCGAGCGAGGACTTGAGCTCGCTGGCGTCCGACATAGAGTCATCACTCATGTGGAGATCGAAGCCTTCGCCATTGCAAACCTGGTTGCGAAGATGGAAGCGGGTGAGCTGGATGCAGCCCCTGTGTGGACGAATCTTAAAACGCTCCCAGCACACTGCTTTCGAGACAGAGTTTCAATCCTTACATCTGGCTATCCATGTCAGCCATTTTCAGCCGCAGGAAAGCGAGCAGGAAAAGACGACCCCAGGCACCTATGGCCGTACATCTACGACCACATACAAACAATTAGACCTGTTCGCTGCTTTTTTGAGAACGTCGAAGGACACATCAGCCTCGGACTCAGAGAGGTCATTGAAGACCTGGAAAGCCTTGGTTACGCAGCGACGTGGGGAGTATTCAGCGCGGCTGAAGTCGGCGCGCCACACCAACGGAAGCGAGTCTTTATTTTGGCCCACTCCCGCAGCAAACAAGACCGCTCCGTCAGGGGAACTTACGAATTCAGACGGAACTCCTTGGCGCGGGACGCAGAAACCGCACAGCAAAAAAACTGGGAAACCAGTTCAAACGGCACTCGAGGACGCAGTGCGGGTGTGGATGACTCCAACGGCGTCAGACTTCAAACGCCGTGGCCCGAACAGCAAACAACAAGGGCTGTCAGAGCAAGTGAATTGGCCGACGCCAAGAGCATCGGAGTACAAGGATTGCGGCCCAGTGGGCAGCCGCTCACACACGCACATGGACAATCGCAGCTATCTTTGCGCGAAGGTGAAGGAAGCCGACCAACCGCGTGGCCTGCTGAACCCAGATTGGGTCGAGTGGTTGATGGGTGTGCCGACAGGGTGGACAGGATTAGGCTCCTGGGGAATGGAGTAGTGCCCCAGACTGCAGCGAAAGCATGGCTGGTTTTGAATGAACAAATTAACAGAGGCGGCAAATGATTGAGATGGCGTTCGTGGCCGGCTTCCTGGTCGGCTACTTAATCGGCAAGCACCGCTAAGGGAGAAGTGTAATGATCAACATGGACGAGCTTTTTGAAGAAATCAGGGACGACGAGGGGGTCCGCAACTTCAAGTATCTGTGCTCAGAAAATCACCCCACGATCGGCGTCGGGCACCGCGTCCGTGACGCTGACCCAGAGGCGGGCCTGGAGGTATTTGATGCTGACGCGCACCCGCTGGACCTGGACGCTGCCCAAACAATCAGCGAGGACCGGGTCCGCGAACTGTTCGAGGAGGACGTGTCTGTTTGTATCGAGGCCTGCCAGAAAATCTACGCGAACTGGGACGAGCTGCCGCAGGACGCGCAACATGTCCTGGCGAACATGTCGTTTCAACTGGGCGAGGGCACGCTCCGCAAGTTTGTGAACATGAACAAGGCCGTGGACGACCAGGACTGGTCCGCGGTTGCTTGGCAGATGCTAGATAGTCGTTGGGCTCAGCAGACGCCGGCCAGGTGTGAGCGGCTCAGGGCCCGCATAAAAAAATTGGTATGAAGCTGTCAGCGCAACAGGCCGACGTGCTCGGCTGCATCCAGGACTGGGTGATCAGCAAGGGCTACTCTCCCAGCTTGTCGGAGCTGTCACGGCTGACGGGTTTTGGTAAAACGTCAGTGAACTACGCGCTCAGGCGGCTGGAAGTGAAGGGCTGCCTCGAGCTGGTGTACAACGATGACTTTCGGCTGATTGCGCGAGGCATATTCCTGCCTGGGCAGCGGGACTCGGCACGGCTGTCAGCGTGGGAGTCGGCTCATCAGAGTACTCCATCAGCAGCGTCCTGAGGTCAGCCTGGAAGGGCTCTTCCACCGCGTAGATAAGCTCCCGCGGCTTGTAGTCCAGAATGTCCACCTCGTAAAGGTACTGTATTTCTTTTAGCACGTCCTTGATTTTGAGGGCGAGGTCCGAAGAGTCGTCCCAGAGATATTCCCAGTCAGTTATCACGTCAAAGTCATCCATTAGCATTGTGGGGGCCTTGTTCCATGTGGAACATATGTATTGTGTGTATACTAAGAGTATACAGATAAATAATCTAAAAGGCCAATTCGGTCCCTCATAAAATCTACAAACACTGCACGAACGGGCAAGTAAGCAGGCCTCAGCGTGGGTACAATGGTTTAAAATTTAAGCTGATACTGTGCCCAGTGCGTCCATCAAAACTAGACGATGACATTATGGCAAAGGCCCAGGCCTACCTGGAGGGGTACTGGCAGGAGCTGGGCCACGCAACGCCGCACCTGGCCGGGCTGGCTATTCACTTGGGCGTAAGCCGCAAAACCTTGTACAACTGGCGGGACGCAAACGAGGAGTTTTTACACATCTTGGACAGTCTGATGGCGGTCCAGGAAAGCACACTCTGGAACAACGGACTTAACGGCACGTTCCAGCCGACGCTGGTCAAGTTGATGCTCACTAAGCACGGCTACTCAGACCGCCAGGAAGTCAGCGGCTTCGACGGCGGGCCTGTCGAGATTGACACGGAGAACCGCATAACCATCGAGGTCGTGAAGCCTGATGCCTGACCACGAGTACGAAGGACCCAAGCGTCGGCCGCTTGTCATACTGCTGGCCGACATCACCGCGACAGAAACGCTGCCGGCTAATATCTCACCCCTGGAGGCCTGGTCATTTTACGATGTCGACGTCTACGCCCTGGATTATTACCGTGGCGCTGAGGCCTCTCCGGCGTGGGGCGGTGCGGTCCAGGG